CCTCCTCCCTGCGGCGTGGGGCAAGCGGCGGGGGCCTCTCCTCCTCCCTGGTCCCCGCCGCGACCCATTCCAATCCGGCGAAAGCCGGTGCCTGCGCGTCCCTGTCTGGCGACGGCCGCGCCACGCCTGACTGGCGCGGGGTCGGGGCCTTGCCCGCCCGCGCCGCCTTTTCCCATCCCGCTGCCCGTTCCTCGGCCTGTTTGCGTCCGTCGTGGCAGGCCTTGCACAGGCACTGCAGGTTCGTTTCGTCGAAGAACAGCGCCCGGTCGCCCCTGTGAGGCTTCACGTGGTCCGCTATCGCGTCGCCCTTGGCGGCCGCAATGGTTCCGCACATCGCACAGATGAAGCTGGCCTTGACCTTGCAGGCCCAGGCCATCCGCCGCCATTCCGGTTCGTCGTACCACTTGCGCCACGGGTTGACCTCGCGGCGGTGGCGGCTGCGGTCTGCCTCGTTCGTGAAGGGCGCTGGCCCAAAGCGTGACGCGGGCGCAGGTCCCAGCCTGGCCGATGGGATGCCCTTCAGCTTGGCCATGATCCTGCCTGTCTGGTTGCGGGGAGGGGGATCGAACCCCTGACCTGATGGGGATGAACCATCCGCGCTACCGCTGCGCTACCCCGACAAAAGCGAAGCGCCCGTGATGGGGGTACCATCCGGGCGCTATTGTTCTCCTGGCGTCTTGCATAGGGGGGCGTGATTCGTTTGTCAAATGCTTTTGCCGCGAAGGTGCACAGCCGCCGCCTCAGCGCCCTCTACATGGGCAAGCTGAAGCATGGCCTTCAACTCACCTTCGCACCTGAACCACTCGCCTCTGAAGCAATACGGCGCGTACAGCCGGTGCAACCGAACCTCTTCTCGCCGACCGAAGCCGGGCAACACCAGCAACACCTTCAGATCATAGGGACAGCCGGGCTGCAGCAAGGCCATCCGCTTGGCCACACGCCCAGCATCAACCACCGTCCCGATCTTGATCAGGTTGCCACCAACAGCCAATGCGAAGTAGACGACCGGCACCGACTGCGAGGGGGCGGGCGCAGGCGAATAGACGCGGGCGGTTCGGGTATCCTGCCCGAGGTCCCGATCCGCGCCATGCTCTTTGCCCGCAAGCCACCACTTTTCCATCAGGCCACCCGATCCTGTTGCGACTTCCTAGCCCACGGTTCCGCCTCTGGCAAACCGTCCGCGATGACCACCCGGTCCAGCGTGCCCTGTGACCGCAGGCCGGACGCCAGCCACTCCAGCGCCGCGCGCCAGCTTGTCCAAGCACAGCTGGCGGCGGTGATGCGGGCGGGGCTGGCGGTGAAGGTGACGGGGCAGGCCCGCACCTCGAACTCGCGCCATTGGCCGCGCGACAGGATCCTCTCATACCCGACCAGCGCGGTTTCGGCCTGCGGGCCGTGCTGGTTCTCGCCCTTCCAGGCGACCGGGATGCAGCGGGGGTGCAGGTCCTGACCCCAATCCTCTGCCACCCCGGCGCGGGCAAGCTCGGCGATCCGCAGCGCCATGCGCATCCCGCCCATGGCCTGCGGCAGGTGGGCAACGGCAGATGCGATGATGTCGGCATCCCGCGCCGGGGCCGACCAGCCGCCGCCGTCGATCTGGCAGCCAAGCGCGCCGCGCTGCATGACGGTCCACAGGGGGCTGACACCGGGCCGCACGTTGTCGCCCTTGTCTTCGGCGAAGTCGAGGCTGGCGTGTTCCGTGGCAAAGGCCCAGTGCAGCGCATCGGCGATGGGCATGACCTTGCGGGCCAGCACCAGGTGCGGCGCGGCGCGACAGGCCCGGACAGCCTGATCCAGCGCATAGGCGTTGCGGGCGCGGTCCATGCGGTGACGGTCGAAAGCGCGGACAAGATGGCTGGTCATCGTGATCCTTTCCATTGGGGGTTCAGGGTCATGCCGGGCAGCAGGCCCTCGGGTTTTTCGGTCGGCAAAGGGGTGGCGCGGTACAGCTTGCGGCACCCGGCGCAGCGGCAGGCGGGGGAGTGCATGTGCGCCTTGCACACCCCGCTGACATTGGTCGCGCCCAGCTGGGCCATGCAGCCGGGATGGGCGCAGAAGGCGGTCACAGCAGATCACCTTGAACCGGCTTTTGCCGGGTTTCCGGGATCAGCAGATCAGGCTGGCGGGCGGCTTCATCGACACGGCGGCAGGCGATTTCGAAATAATCGGGGTCCAACTCGATCCCGGTGCCGTGACGGCCCATGCGCTGGCAGGCGATCAGGGTGGTGCCGCTGCCCATGAAGGGGTCAAGGATGGTCTTGGCGTCTGGCAAGAAGCCTAGGCACCATTCCATGATGGCGACGGGCTTTTGGGTGGGGTGCAGCTTACCGCCGTCCATGTTCATCGGGCGGAACACATACCGGCGCGCCACCATGTCCAGATTGGTCCACGCCATTTCAAAGTCGGCGAAGTCGCGGCCTGCGTTGTTCTTGTCCCAAACCAGCGGCGCACGCGTCGGCGGTAGATTGAAGTAATTGCCGCCCCAGATGATTGTCGGGACATCGCGCGCGACCATCTGCGAAACATCGGCTGGCTCAGCGTCCCAGCTTTTCCCGCCCAATCCCCGACTGGTAGCCAAACGGTTGCTCTTGGTGATGCCGATCCCATATGGCGGGTCCGTCACCACGGCATCGAACCGCCCCAGCGTCGGCATCACCGCAAGGCAATCCCCAAGGATCAGCCGCTGGTTGCCGATGCGCTCTTCCCGGATGATCATCCTGTCACCCAAGGTTCGCGCGGCAGGCTGACGCGGATATGGGCGTCGCCGCCGCTGGTGACGTTGCCGGTGGGCGGGACAAGCGCGGTGCGGACATGGGCGCGGTCCACCGTGGCGACGCGGCGCGCCGCTTGGGCCTTGGCGCTGGCGCGGGCCTGACAGCGGTTGCACTGGCAATGGCCTTCGGCGTGAAGGTGATCCTTGCACACCTCGGTCGTGTTCTCGGGCTGCAGGCCCCGGTGACAGCCGGGCACGCTGCAGGCCTTGCGCTGATCGGCAGGAGTGACGGTGCGCGACAGGTTCCGGCGGTGCAGCATCCCCAGCACCCCGGCGCGGGTGACGCCGCCCAAGTGCCGGGCGATCTGGGTCGCGGTCTGGCCTTCGCCCCACAGGCGAACGGCGGTGGCGATGCGGTCGGGGGTCCAGGTCATGCGGGCACCTTCGGGCTGGCGGGCGCGGGCAGGTTCTCGACCAGGTCGATCAGCTCCAGCAGCGCGCGGGGCTTGCGAACGCGGTAGGCGACAACCCGCAATGGCCAATGGGCAGGGCAAATCGTCGCCCAGACCCAAAGCGCGCAGCGGCCGCGAAGAACCAAAGGCATGACCACGCCCTCGGCCCAATGGCCATCGGCGCACCGCACCTGAACGTATTTCCCTATGACCGGGCAGTCCTTGCCGTCATGCAGCACCAGCGGTCCCCATTCCCCCTCCATCACGCGGCCCCCCGGGCTTCGCGGCGTTCGTCCCCTTCGGCGATCAGTTGTTCGACCGTCAGGGCGTCGCGGTGGTACTGGTCCAGCCAGGCCTGACGCTTGGGGTCCAGCCGTTCCCCGGCCTCGACCGCCTCACGGCAGACCTTGCGGCGGCGCACGTTCTCGGTCGCCTCATCCTTCAGCTGGGTGATGGTATAGGCCCCGGGCGGCGGGCCAAGGCGGCAGGCCATGCGGTAGAGTTCGACGCCGTAGCCCAGGTCATGCGCGCGGCGCCCCATCTGCGACCGCATGACGGACGCGGGGTAATCCGACTGGCCCGTGGGCGGGGCCTGCAGCGCATAGGCCCAGGCCAGGATGACGGCATCGCGCGGGCAGACCGGCACGGCGCGGCGCGGCACGGCGACAAGTCCGGACTGGCCAAGGCACAGGTCCAGAAGCGCGCGCAGACCCAGCTCGTCCATGTGGCGCAGCTTGCGGGCCAGCCGGTCCAGGTTGTCGGCGTGCTGCCCGGCCTGCAACCCCTTGGGCCGCGCCAGACCGGACAAGGGTTCGATCAGGATCCGGCGCACCCGGGCTGTTGCGCTTTCGGTCCGGCCTTCTGCACCCGCCCCGGATTCCGACGCTGCGGTCTGGTCGTCATCATCCATCTTCATCGCATCTGCCCCTTCCGGCATCGCCGCCGTGTCCGACTTATCCACAGGTCCACACTCCCAAAGGTCTTATCTATTCTTCTCTTTTCTTCTCTTCTCTGGCCCTCCACAGTGGAGCGACTGTGCTGGCACTGTTCTCCACTGTGGACTCCACAGTGACGCCGGATTTCCCAATCAAATCAAAGCTGGCCGCGTGCGCCCAACCAGCCTTCGCGCTTGGCGACGGTCAGCACCCGGTCATAGGCCAGGGCATCGCGACGCTTGCGCCAGTTCAGTTCCAGCCAGTCGTCCATGCGGGCGATCAGCACTTCGTCTTGCAAAAGGGCGTCGATGCAGCCCGCCTTCTTCAGCCCGTCGACCAGCCGCTCGCGGCGGGCCTTCACGGCCTTGGCGTTGTTCGCCAACGCCTTCGCCTCGCGCCGGTCAAAGGCGTCCTGCACCTGTTCCAGCACGGTCAGGTGATACAGCCGCAACTCGCCCTGGTCGGTGATGCAGGGCCGCCAGCCGCGCAGGGGGCCGTGGGTGTGGCGGCACAGGCTTTCAAAGTGGTGCGGGTCGGTGCGCAGCATCCGGGCGATTTCGACGCGGTCCTGCGGCAGGGTGCCCGGCGGGCTTTGGGTCTGGGCCAGATCGAACAGATCGCGGGCCATGCCCTTGACCTCGAACGACGCCATGAGGTGCATCGACGACGACAGCCAGCGGTGGTGCTGCCATTTCACAAAGCTGTTGCCGTCCAGCCGGTCGGCGCTGGCGATGGGGTAGAGGAACGGGCCTTCGTCGGGCACGGCGGAAAGGTTGGGCTGGATCATGCGGCCCGCCTTTCCGCGTCCCGGCCCTTGCGCCGCGACAGCGTGTAGGCGCTGGTGCCCGACAGGCCCGCTGCCTTGATGTCATAACTCAGGGTCGACTGGTTGATCTGCAGGATTTCCAGCATCTGGGCATGGGTCATGCCGCGTCGGATCATAGTGCGGATCATTTCGCGCCGGGCCGCGACGCGGGGCGTGACCGTCCCGCTGTTGTGCGCCCGCATCGTGCCGTTCAGGGATACGCCACCGCGACTGGCCAGGGCATAGACAGTGGCCAGCTTGCAGCCCCACAGATCGGCAATCTGCTGACCGGTCATTCCCCGCGCCACAAGATCGGGCAACTGCGACAGCCGCAGGGCAGGAAGGGTCATGCGGTCGTTCCGGATGCTGTCGCCAGACTTCCTCACCACGCGCTTGATCACCTCGCGCGACAGGCCGGTGTCCCGCATGATCGCCTCGACCGTGGCCCCTGACAGGTGCAGCGCCATGATGGTGGCGTTCCGTTCGACCTGCACCGCAGCGCCAGGCCGTCGCCCCCGGCCCATGCGGCGCGCTGGGTCGCCGTCGCGCACACCCGCCGATGACGGCAGCGCCCCAATGGCCCGCAGCCGCTTGATGCCCGCCATGACCTGGTTCTTGGTCAAACCCATGCGCTGCGCCACGTCGCGCACCGACCGGTCCGGCAACAGTTTCAAGATCGCGGCATCGCGGTCGGTGAAATCACCCTTGGCGGCGTTCGGCAGCGCGATCCCCGGCACAGCGGCCCGCACCACGCGGCGCAGATAGGGCTGGTTCCGGATGTCCAGCGCCGCCCCGATGGCGGCAAGGTCCAGCCCTTCGGCCGCCATCGCGCGGATCCGGTCCGCCTGATCCACGCGATAGGCCATCGCATCGACCCGCCCCGCCCCGCGACAACCCACCCCGGCCAGCAGGCGTTTAGGGCTGCGCCGCTGCGTCGCAGGCAGAACCGTGCCCGGCATTGACCGATGCACGAACTGACCCAGATACTTGATATCGGCAAAGCCTGCCGCCTCGGCAATCGCAGCCCGCGACTTTCCCGCCGCGATCATCCCGCTGATCAGCGCAATCCGCGCCAAGGTCTGGGGCGTCGGGCCCGGCGCCACACGCTCCACCTTCAACCCAAGCTGACCCAGCAAGGTGCGCACCGCATGATCCCGCAGACCAAGCGCCACTGCCATCGCGGGCGCACTGGCCCCGGTGGCGTGCAGGTCGCGCAGACGGGCGACCAGCGCCTCATCCATCGCCTTGCCGCGCCGCCGGGCAGCAGTATTGGCGCGAATCCCGGCCCGTTTGCGCGCCGCTGCCTGTTCCTTCCAATCCGGCACGACCAGGGCCTGCTTGCCCTCATCCCAAACAGGATAGGGCCGGGCGGACTGGCCGGTGGCGCAATGCTGAACCACCGTGCCGGGGGACAGGCTGGCGCCATAGCGGGCGGCGATGGCAGCAGCCAGATCGGGCGGCACGGGCTGGGCTGACAGACCGCTCACCACAAGCCCCCCTTCAGATCATGCAACAGACCCCGCACTGCGATGAGACATCCAAGATCGTCGGCTTGCGACATGATCCAGACCTCGTTTCGGATCACGCGGCGGTAGTGCTCTGGCCGTTCCACCAGCACCCAGCACGCGCCCTCCAGCCGGTCGATCAGCTTGACCCAGCGCGCCTCGTCCAGGGTAAGGTCGGGGTCGGGGCCAAAGATCGCCTGGCGGGCCACATCCTCGAACGCCGCATGGCCTGCCGCGATGCCGGGGTTCTGCCGCTTGAAGTCATAAGACAGATCGCCCGCGTCCAATTCGCCCCCGTCATGCGTGGCGACGGCACGGATCAGTGCGGCGCTGGGGCAGGGATGCAGAACCAGCAGAAGATGCACGCAGCGCCCCTGATGGTCGGCATCGGTCTGGCCGGTGCGCGCCAAGGCGGGGTTCATGTGCCAGCGCTGCACCGACCCGGAAAGGTAAGCCCTGACAGGGTTCATGCCGCGACCCCCCGCCGAACCACGTTCACCGACCACCAGGCCGGGAACGCGACCGTGTCGCGGTTCGCCGGATCGGCGCAGACGCAAGGCCCGGCCAGCGCGGTTTCGCGCAAGGTCTGATGCACCAGCAGCAGGACGGCATAGCGGGTCACCTTGCGCCCCGTGCGCCGGCCAAAATCTCTTGCCACCACGTCAGCCGCCGTGCCGCCCAGCACCCGCCGCAGAACGACAAGCCGGTCGCTGTCCGTCAGCGTCGCTGCTTCCAAGGCAAAGACCGCATCCCGAACCCGCTTCGTCATCCCCAGGATCGCCGACCGGCTTACCCCGAACGACAGCCCGATCTGTGCCGCCGTCTGCTCCAGCGCCTCGAACCGCCACATCATCTGCAGCACCTCGTCATCACTCCAGGCCGTCACGCGGCACCCCCAGGGCTTGAATGGGAAAAGGCGGCGCGGGCGGGCAAGGCCCCGACCCCGCGCCAGTCAGGCGTGGCGCGGCCGTCGCCAGACAGGGCCGCGCAGGCACCGGCTTTCGCCGGATTGGAATGGGTCGCGGCGGCGACCAGGGAGGAGGAGAGGCCCCCGCCGCTTGCCCCACGCCGAAGGGAGGAGGAGATCGGCGCAAGGATCAAAAGGGTTGGCACCGCGTGTCGCCACGCTCTCGGCAGCGCCATGCCGCAGGGTCCGCTCTTGGTCCGAAGGCAGCCCTTGGCAAGGGGACCGTGCAGAGACGGCAGGTTTTCCGGACAGGTCTGCCACCCGCCCGCCAATAGCCTTGCCAAATTCTTTTCCGAACGGGCCGGGGCGCGCATCACATGCCCCTCCAGTCGAACAGGGTCACCCCCCCCCGCGTGCCTTCCGGCACAACGGCGGTGCAGTCTTCCGGGATGCACAGGATGCCGTCCGGCGGGGTGACGATGACGGCATCCGCGCCATAAGCGTCGGCCTGCCAGATGAACTGCACCTCGACCGTCAGGCCGGGCATCGCCAGCGGATAGGTGCCATTGTCCCGGCTGTCGTTCAACTCGACATTGTCGATCACCACCTCGGCCAGCGCGGCAGGGTCGGGGCTGGGCTGCAACGCGATCAGTGTGCCAGACAGGTCCAGAAGGGCGGCGAACAGCCAGGTCATGCCACGCACCACGCGACAAGATAGCCAAAGGCGAATGCCAGCACCATCAGCCCGACCAGGGCGCGGACAGACAGCTGCCACCCCGGCAGAGGGGCAAATTCATTTGCCGGTGCCGCAAGGGGCGATACCCCATCCCGCCACCGGTCCATCAGCCAGTCGCGCGTCACCGGCAAATCATCACGAGTGACAGGGCCAACCCGCCGCGACACGAACGCCGGCACGCGGTCCAGATCATCCAGCACGTCGATCACGGGGCGCTGGGTCGGCGGGATCATGCGCCGCGCCCCCGGTCCAGAACCCAGGTCCCCAGCAGGATGAACCCCAGACCCGGCAGGCACAGCAAGATGCCCAGGAACAAACCGACCACCCCGACCAGCTGCATCGCGACCCGGGTGATCTGGTCAAAGAGGCCCGGCTGCGGCTGCACCCCCAGGGCCATCATGCCGCCCCCTTTGCCGCGACCGCGTCGCTGATCACGTCGATCAACTCGCCAAGCTTCACCAGCGCCGGATGGGCATGAATGACGAAAACCGCTTCGTCCATGCTGCACACCGTCAGCAACTCCGCGTCGGCCAGCGCTTTGGTCAGATCGGCAAGTGGAGACTCCAGCCGACGCAGGCAGTGGTCGGGGTGCAGATCAGCGAACAACCTGGCAAGGCGCGCAAGCTTGTCGCCGAAGTCGTCGGCGATCTTCAGGAATGCATCCGAGTTCACGGACGGGGTCATCCCAGCCATCACGCCGCCCTCCGCACCGGATCAGCCCCGCGATGCCGCGCGGCGAAATCGTCGAACCACAGGTCCATCGCCAGATCGACAGCAGGCCCGGTCGGGCAGGCGAATTCGGCCAGCCAGTTCCGCCCGGTCTGTTCGGTGCAGGCAAAGGTCTGCGCGATCCGCGCCACGTCGCCCCCCAGCCGCCGCCGCAAGAGTGCTGACCACCAGGCCAGAAACTCGCCCCGGTCGGCCATGGGAATGACCCGCACCCGCCGCGCGCCAAACCCATTCGGGCGGGACATTTGACCACGCGCCGCGCGATCCTGTCGCACGGCAGCAAGCGAGACGGGGGTGGAACAGGATGACATCAGGCAGCTTCCTTCGGTTCGGGGGTGGGTGTGGGGGTGGGTTCAGCCTCGGCATCGGCGCTTGGATGCCCGACAAAGAAATGCTCGGGGCGCAGCGCCTTGCCTTCTGCCCTCGCGGCATCCAGCAACGTCTGCTGGCAGTCGGCAGGGATGAGCCCGCCGGTCCCACCCTTGTCCTTGGAATATTCCCAGCGCCGCACGCGCACTTCACTTCGCTGTGCCATGCGCGCAGTCTCGGCATATCCGCCGCAGATCGTGATGACGGTGTGTGCAGGTTCCAACATGATTGCGATACTTGCGGTAATCGCAACTTTGGGTCAACCCCTAATCTTGCGATTTTCGCGCGTATCGCAGAACGCCCAATTGCGGCAGAAGGTCGCGCATGGACCTGATAGACGCCAACTGGATCAAGACCCATCTCTCGGGCCGTCACGGCGAGCTGAAGGAACTTGCCGATGCCGCAGGCCTAACCCCCGACAAGATCACCAAGATTCTAAAGGGTGAACGCCAGATCAAGGCGCAGGAAGCCCCGCGCATCGCGCATTTCTTTGGCGACGCGCAGTCGGGGTTTTCCGAAACCGGGCCAGGCTTCCTGCAGCAGGCCGTCGCGGTCAACGCGTCGGGTCGGGTCCAGGCCATCGCGGCGGCCCTGTGTCCTGATCTGGCAAAGCCAGAGGTCTACCGGATGCGCCAGGCCGCGCCCGGGGTGGGCCTTCTCGCAAACGATCTTCTGGTGGTCGAACTGGGGATGACCGCCCAGCCGGGCGATCTGGTGGTGATCACCATCGCCGACACCGGAACAGATACCCAGTCCACACTGGTGCGCCGCTTCTGGCCTCCGCTTGTTGTCCCGATCTCGCCCGATGACCCCTTCCCGGCGATGGTGCCGGGCGATGACCAAGCGTCCGGCATCCTTGCATCCGTCAAGGCCGTGGCACGCGGCGGGGTGCTGGCCTAAGGGGTCACCTGAACCACGCTGTCAACGATCCAGTCTTCTCCGCGATCTTCGACGTAGCAATCGAACTCGGCATACATCAGCGCATTGAAGGCGTTGCGCGCCCGTAACCCAACGCGGACAACATGCTTGTGATCTTCGCCCAGCGTGACAGCCCAGGTATCTGAAGGCTCGAAGTCGACCGAATCCGGGTCGTTCATCACTTGCGGTATCGCGATCCTGCAAGCGCCTTTTGCCGATAGCGCGACATCGCCCTCACCCTTCACGCGCGGCGCCTCGGCGTCGTGGGCGGTCTTTGCATCACGGTCCTTCGGCCCGAACAGAAGCCAGACCGCCAGGCTGCCAAGCAGGATGGCAAGCCAAAACCGGCGTGATGACGACTTCCCTGCGGCCATTCCAGTCTCCCGTTCCACAGCTCCGGAAGCTTACCGCGACGCCTTGATTCGGCACACCTGAACATTTTTTGCGATTATCGCAAATCTTGGGCTTGACGACTTGTTGCGGAAATCGCAATTATCGCAACAAGAACCCGAACAGCCCCGGAGCCTGCCATGTCCACCCAGCCCCGCCTGATCCTGTCGCATCTCGCAAGCGGACTGGTCCAGCCGACCACGATCCGCGAATTCAATGCCGACGACTGGGACACCTGCACCGACTTCAGCGACGACACCCGCGACCGGCTGCAGGACGGCATCCCCGTGCGGGTGGACGACACGATCCACACCGACCTGGTCGCCTACTACCGGCTGACCCGGGGCTATAACGCGATCGGGGCGCTGACCTGATGAACCGCGCCCGCATCATCCCGCTTGCCCACTACCGCGCCGACCGGGTGCAGGCCGCAAAGGGCGTCGTCCTGCGCGCCGACCGCATGTCGCTGATCGACGAACCCCAGCGCCGCGCGATCCTCGACCTCGCCTGGCAGGTCCTGCGCGAAGACCACGCTCTGCGCCACCCCGCCCGCCCGGCGGACCAGGCGAACCCCGACGCAGCCCCCGATCACCGCAAGGTCATCACCCTGGCCAAGGCCCGCCAGCAACGCCGCGCCCAGGGCAAGACGATGACCCTTTGCCCCCACCCCGCCAAACGCCGCCCCCGCATCACCGTGATGCCCGCCAACCCCTCCGACCCAAAGGACGCAGCATGATCTCCCCCCAGTCCCGCCTGAACGCCCAAAGGATGCGCCAGGAACGCCAGCTGCGCGCGGGCCTGACCGTGGCCACCTTCGCCCTTGCCGCCGTGCTGGGGGTGATCGTCCTTGGCACCGCCCACGCCACCCTCACCCTCGCCCGCACGCTGCCCGACCTGATGCTGCAGGCCCAGACCCTGAAAGGCATGTGATGACTGCCACCCCAATTCGCAAAGGCCCCGCCATGTCCAAGATCACCAAAGCCGCCGACGCCCCGATCACCTTCCTGCAGCTTCTGCAATCGCACCGGCGCGGCGAAATCCCGGCCGAGGCGGACGCCGCCCTGACCGACATTCTGACCGCGCTGCGTGAACACGGTGGCAAGGGCAAGCTGACCCTTACCCTGAACATGAAGCTGAACAAGACCGGCCAGATCGAACTGGCCCCCGACCTCAAGGTCGAAAAGCCCCGCCGCGCCATGTCGACCGGCCTCTTCTTCACCGACGATGACGGCAACCTGATGCGGCGCGACCCGAACCAGGGCGACTGGGTGGATGACATCGCCGCCCGCCGCGACCTCGACAGCTGACCCAACCCTGAAAGGAAACTGAAGTGAGCAATCCCATCGAAGGATTCAGCGACGCACTGGCGGCGCTGATCAAGGCGCAAAGCCTGTATGACCCGATCATCGACGGCGTCGACGGTCGCCAGTACGCGCTGGTGCCCGAGGACTTTGATCTCAATGACATCACCGACCAGCACCGGCTGCCACCGCGCCCCTATGCCAAGGTCACGGTCGATGACCGCGCCAGCCTGGTCGCCTATTCCAAGCGGCACCTGACCGGCCAGTCGATGATCGTGGGCGACTATGACGCGGGCACGATCACCACCGTGATCGACTGGCACCCGCACAACCAGCACAACGACCACGGCAAGGCCGGGGCGCGTACCCACCAGGTGCAGCTGAAGCTGCTGCCGTCCGAGGAGTTCACCCGCTGGAACGCCATGGCGGGCAAGATGCACCCGCAGGCTGATTTCGCCCTGTTCCTCGAAGAAAACGCCAGCGACATCTGGTCGCCTGAACCGGCGATCATGCTGGAACTGGCGCGCGATCTGGAAGGCGTCACCGGCCAGACCTTCAAGTCGCGCACCCGCCTGACCGATGGGTCGCACGGCTTCAAGTTTGAAACAGAAAACAAGATCGTGTCCGAGGTGCAGGCCCCGGAAGAATTCCGCCTGTCGATCCCGGTCTACCACGGCGAAGAACCCGAACAGCTGACCGCCAAGTTCCGGTGGCGCCCGACCGGCGAAGGCCTGCTGCTGGGCTTTGTCTGGCACCGCGTCGAATACATGCGCCGCGCCCGCTTCACCCAGATCGCCACCGCCGCAGCGGAAGACACCGGCCTGCCCGTGATCGCCGGTCGCGTCTGACCCCACGCCCGGCCGCGCGGGCACCGGCGCGGCACCTCCCTGTTGGACCTTCCCCCCGGCCCGATCCACCGAAACGGCCGGGGGGCCTTTTCCGCCCCACCCAAAGGACAGACGCCCATGTGGAAGATCATCGACCTTGTGGCCACGATCCTCGCCATCGCCGCAGCCGCGATTGTGATCTGGGTCACCATCATCATCCCCGCCCTGATCGGGTGGAGCGTCCTTCTCCACCTCCTGGGGGTGCTGTGATGCCGACCATGACCCGCCCCCTCATCCTCACGGCCCTCACCGCCGCGCTTCTGCCCCCGGCAGAGATCGCGGGGCTGACATGACCCCCGCCCCACACCCGCAGGAACAGGAGCGAAATGATGACCTATAGCTACCAAGACGAACGCGCGGCTATTTTCACCGAAGACGGGCAGGTGATGTTCCTGTCTATCCGCGACAAGGTGAAGGAGCTGATGAAGATCGCCGGTGCGTTCCGGCTTCAGGAGGCAATCAGCGGACAGTCTGGATCATCGTGGACGATGCTGGCCTGCATCGACCGGCTGGCCGAACTTGGCGAAATCAGGGAAGTCACGGCTGCTGGAGGGGTTGCTGGGCAACACCGCGTATTTGTGGGGCGCGCCGAATGACCCCCGACACCCCCGCCGATGGGGCGCTGGCCCAGTGCTGCATGTGTGGCAAGGCCGGTCTGTCCACGGCAGAGGACGGCGGGCCGGAATGCGAACTGCATGATGGGCGTTGGGTATGCAGCAGCGAGTGCTGGGACATTGCTGTCAGCATCATTGACCGGCTGATCCACAGCCCCGCCGAGACCGCCCTTGCCGCCATGGCAGAGCGGGAGGGGGTGCTGCGCAGCGCCTGTGCGCCATTCAAAGACATGGCCCATGTGAAAATGCACAACGCCGATATCAGCAATGTTCACGTCATCCGCTCAATCATGGGTGCCGTCCTGTCCGGCCAGTTGATCCCCCTCGAAACCTGCAACGCCAGGGTGGCTGCGATGGTGGAGGCGGCGGCTGCGGACTGTGATCGCATGGCTGGAGAAATCGCAGATGCTGTTCTGACTGGCCTGCCAGAGCAGGCGCGCATCCGAGAAGGCATGGAAGCTGCGTTCACCAAGGCAGCCGCCCGCATCCGCACCCTCGTCACTGCCGACCATACCGCCGCGCTGGACGCGATGATCAGCCGGGCGCGGGAGGTCAAGCCGCTGGTGTGGGAGGATTTTGGGGGTTTTGGTGCGAAGGCAAGCGGCTTCTATCAAGCGAACTACCTCATTCAGAAATGGAGTGGCGATGGCCGCTATGAAGTCGCAATGTCGTATCCCGGCTATCAAACCGGCTATGACGGCCCGCGCTGGCATCCCACCCTCGAAGCCGCCAAGGCCGCGGCCCAGGCCGACTACACCGCCCGAATCCACGCCGTCCTCCGCGCCAATGCGACGGACGCCAGCGAAGGGGAGCGGTGATGGGCCACCTTATCACCGCCGCGCTTCTGTCCGCGCTGGCCATCACCGCCACCGGCTGGGCAAGCGACCCGGTCATCACCACCGCCGCCTGCGTGATCTGCGTCCTGCTGATCAACCTGGCGGGCGGGGAAATCATCAAGGATTGGAGAGGGAAATGAGCCTGACCAAAGCTGCCAGCGATGTGCTGGCCGAACGCGCACGCCAAGTTGACGCCGAAGGATGGACCGTGGCGCATGACGACTCCCACTCTGATCGGTCGATGGCTCTAGCTGCGGCTTGCTACGCGATGTTCGCCAGCGTGTCCTACGCGCAGCGGGCATCAACAGACCTGCCAGCCAGCCTGTCCACCACGGGCGGTCCTCTAACAGGATGGGCTGCTTTTCTTCGCCTTTGGCCGTGGGATCGTAAGTGGTGGAAGCCCAAATCTCACCGCGCGGACCTTGTGCGCGCTGGGGCGCTGATCATTGCCGAGATTGACCGCCTTGACCGGATCGAAGCGCGAAAAGAGGACGCCGCCCCATGACCCGCCCCACGATCCCTCAGGCCTTCACCGCCAAGCACGCCGCGTTCGTCCGGCATACCCCCTTCGGCCACCTTCTCAACAGCGACCGTGCGGCCCTTCTGCGCTGCGTGGCGCGGGATGCTGGCGCGTCGCTCCAGGATGCCCATGACGGCATCGCGGAATATCTGGAGAAGGGGGCGCGGAATGGGTGAGGTCAGCACCATCGAATGGACCGACGCGACGGTCAACTTCTGGCATGGCTGTACCAAGGTCGGTCCCGGCTGCGATCACTGCTATGCCGAGGCGATGGACAAGCGCTTTGGCCCCTCGCACTGGGGCACCGGCACCCCGCGCCGCCAGATCGCCAGCGCCGCCGACACACTGGCCAAGCTGAACCGCCAGGGCGGCAAGCGCGTGTTCATCCAGAGCATGTCCGACCTTTTCGACAACGAAGTGCCGGTCGATTGGTTTGACAAGGCTTGGGGCAATATTGTCTCGGCCACCCGCTGCCGCATCCAGATCGTGACGAAGCGGATCAGCATGGTCGAAAAGCGCCTTGCTGCAATCGGCGCGACCTACTGGCCCGCCCACGCAGGCCTGATGATCACCGTGGTCAACCAGGCCGAAGCCAACCGCGACATTCCCCGCCTGCTGGCGCTAAAGGCGAAGCTGGGCATCCCGTGGGTGGCCCTCAGCATGGAACCGCTGCTGGGGCCGGTGGACCTGATGCCTTACCTCTTCATTTTCACCCACATGGATGATCACTTCCTAGCGGCGCACCCGGAGGAACCGCTGCCCTACAACGACCCGGCCACAACTGACCCCGCAGACATTTCATGCCACCGCCTCGACTGGGTGATCGTCGGCGGCGAGTCCGGTGGCAACGCCCGTCCGATGCGCACCGACTGGGCCCGATCCCTGCGCGATCAGTGCGATGATGCTGGCGTGCCGTTCTTCTTCAAGCAATGGGGGGAGTGGCTTCCCATGGGTCAATCCGGCTTCACGGCTTGGACAGCGGAGAACGTCAGAAACAACGGCATCGGAAAGTCATGGCGAGGCTTCGCACACTTCAACGATGGCGCTGGCGGGCCGGAAACCCATCGTGTCGGGCCATGCGCGACGGTCACCTTGAACAACAATGATATGGCATCTCGCGTCGGCAAAGCCCGCGCCGGTCGCCTGCTGGACGGCCGGGAATGGAACGACATGCCGGGGGTGTTGAGCAATGGCTGAACAAAACCGCCTTGATGGCAAGTGCCTCGCCTGTGGCCATGTCTGGACGCTCTGTCACCTTCCTGGCCCAATGAATCTGGTCCCGAAGTTTGCAAAGCTTCCATGCCCAAAGTGCTACGCGCCGAAGCCGGTCCTGGCCGAGAGAGGCGACCTGACCGCCGAAGATCGTCTGACCGCCATCCTCCGCCGCGCGCACGACGCGGTGTCCTGCCTGCAAGATGGGATCAGCGCCGCCGACTGGGACTCGCTGCTGGCGGATATGGGGAAAGAACTGGGGGTGCAATCGTGACCGCAACAAAGGACCGTCTCGCCGCCGAACTGCGCAAGGTCGCGGCCCAATGCAAGCCTGACCGGGCCGCGCTTTACGAAGCCTTGGCCGTCCGCGCGGCGACAGGCGAATTCGATGACTACGCCGATGTCCACCCCTGCGGCCCGACTGCGCTCTACCTCGAACTGCGGGCCATGGGCGCGATTAAGTTTGCCGACCGGGTCAGGGACGGCGAGTTCGATGCCAGCCCTGAGGAAAGCGAAGAGTGGGCGCGCAAGCAGACCGACCCGCAGGTGATCGCCCTGATGGAAGCCATGGGGATCGCCCCGGATCGGAGCAAAGATGCCTGACCGCATCCAGCTTTCCCGCGCCAAGGGCTGGAAGATGCCCCCGAACACCGTGAAGGTCGACCGCTCGACACGCTACGGCAACCCGTTCCGCATTGGCGACTTTGGCATTCCAGACGCAGCAGCATCGGTCCAGCGATTTCGGGAATGGATGGATGGGCGAGTGTTTGGCCCTCAGGTTCCATACCTGCCCGAACTGCGCGGCAAGAACCTCGCCTGCTGGTGCAAGCCCGGCACGCCCTGCCACGCCGATGTGCTGCTGGAGCTTGCCAATGCCTGACGGAACCCGCCTTTTCCCCGACACGCCGCAGCGGGCCGCGCCTGACCTGCCGCCCATGATCATCGACAGCTTCGCCGGGGGTGGCGGGGCCTCCACCGGCATCGAAATGGCGCTTGGGCGCAGCCCGGATGTGGCGATCAACCATGACGCCGCCGCGCTGGCCATGCACCAGGCGAACCACCCCGACACGCTGCACCTGAACAGCAATATCTGGCAGGTCGATCCTGCGCAGGTCTGCAAGGGTCGCCGCGTCGGTCTGGCGTGGTTCAGCCCCGACTGCAAGCACCACTCCAAGGCCAAGGGCGGCAAGCCGGTCAAGAAGAACATCCGCGATCTGGCATGGGTCGTCGTCCTCTGGGCCAAACGCGTCCGGCCCGAGGTGATCTTGCTGGAAAACGTGGAAGAGTTCCGCGACTGGGGACCCTTGACCGCCGACAACCGCCCCTGCCCGGACCGGCGCGGGCAGACCTTCCAGACTTGGGTGGCAGAGATGAAGCGGCTGGGCTACAAGGTCGAACACCGGGAACTGCGCGCCTGCGACTATGGCGCGCCCACGATCCGCAAGCGCCTGTTCCTTGTCGCCCGCTGCGACGGCCGCAAGATCGTCTGGCCCGAACCGACCCACGGCAAGCCGGACTCGCCCGAGGTGCTGGCGGGCAAGCGCCTGCCGTGGCGCACGGCGGCAGACATCATCGACTGGTCGCTGCCCTGTCCCTCGATCTTCGACACGGCAGACCAGATCATGGCGAAGCACGGCCTGCGTGCCGTCCGCCCGCTGCAGGACGCCACCCTGCGCCGGATCGCAAGGGGTGTGATGCGCTATGTGGTCGATGCCGCGAAGCCTTTTATTGTGAATTTGCCCGAAAGGGCATCCGAAGTGGTGGGCGGGGTTTCCGGTGCCTGCAGCGCCACACAATGCGGAGAGAACCGGCGTAATCCTGCCTACACGACAATGGGCAGGCGCGATGGGGGCAGCGGCGAGACAGCGGCCCCACCTACCCTCGCCCCGTTCGTGACCTATGCCCAGCAAGGCGGGGCGAACCGCGACGCGACCGACCCGATGCACACGATCTGCGCCAGCGCCAAGGATCAGAACGCCATCGTCGCCCCGGTGCTGGTGCAGACCGGCTACGGCGAAGCGCCGGGCCAGCTACCCCGCAGCCTTGATGTGCGGGCCCCTCTGGGCACGGTCGTCGCGGGCGGCGGGAAACACGCGCTGGTCGCGGCCTTCCTTGCCCAGCACAACACCGGCGTCGTGGGTCATCCGGCGACAGAACCTGTCAGCACCCTGACAGTGCGCGGCACGCAGCAGACCATCATGGCCGCCCACCTGATGACGATGCGCAATGCGGGCAAGCCCTTCAACGGGGAAGACGAACCGCTGCACACCGTCACGGCGGGCGGGGCGCACATCTTCACTGTTGCCGCCTTCCTGCAGAAATACTACGGCCAAGGCCTTGGGCAAGAACTGGACGACCCGCTGCACACCGTCGCCACGCGCGACACCTTCGGTCTGGTGACGGTCCAGATCGACGGCCAGCCCTACGCCATCGCCGATATCGGGATGCGGATGCTGACCCCGCGTGAACAGTTCCGCGCGCAAGGCTTCCCCGACAGCTACATCATCGACACCGGGGCAGGCGGGCGGGTGATGACCAAGACCGAACAGACCCGCATGTGCGGCAACTCGGTCTGCCCCCCTCTGGCGCGGGCCCTGGCAAGGGCGAACGCCGGGCACCTGGCTGTGGCGCGGGTGGTGGCATGAGCCAGAACACCAGCTCCGCCGTGATGCAGCAGCGGTCGGAACCGCACGACAGCCTTGACGCGCTTGCGCAAGGCGGGGCTACGTTTCGTGACCATCGGGCGGCAGGTCCGATTCCGCGCCGACGATCTTGAGGCTTTCATTGGGGCCAGCACATGCCGTTCCGACACAAAGGTTCCCCGAACTGGCATTACGACTTCCAGATCAGGGGTCGTCGATTTTCAGGAAGCTGCGGCACGGCGGACTTCCAGGAAGCCAAGGCGGTAGAGGCGGCGGCGCGGGTCGCGGCCAAGGCCAGCGAACCGGTGCGCGGCACCTTCACCCTGTCGCAGACCCTTGGCACCTACTACACCGATGTGGCCCAGCACCAGCCGTCAGCCGCGACCACCTTCAGCCAGACCAAGACGATCCTGTCGGTGCTGAACCCCGCGATGAAGCTGGCTGATCTGACCATGGCCGAGGCGCAGCGATATGTCACAGTTCAGCGCGCCACCATGGCGAACGCCACCGTCAACCGGCACCTGTCTCTCTTGGCCCGCGCAATCAAGCACATGGTCGCGGTCCACGCCGCCGCTGCGCCCGACCTCGACCTGCGTCGCCTGCACACAGCAGAGGCCGAAGAACGGGTGCGCGAACTCACCCGCGATGAACAGGACCGGCTCTTTGCCAAGCTGCGGCCCGACCTGCACCCCTTTGTGGCACTGGCCCTGATGACCGGGCTTCACCGCCCACCCCCATGCAGCGCTCCGCTGACGTCCGACAGGTAGCGCGCAAGCTCGGCCTGTCGTTCGCCGCAGTCGATCAGGGCAAGGCCAAGCCTGCCCGCGATCACCTCCCAATCGCCGCCGCGCAGGTGCTTCTCCGGGGCGTCGCAGGGCGCGGTCACCGTGGCGTCAGGGGGTGCCGCGCGCAGCCCGCCAGAGGTTTTCAAGCCGCCGCAGGCTGTCAGGGCTGGGGCGGCGATCAGCAGCAGAAGGATCGGCGCGTGCCGCATCTTCGAACTCCATGGCAAGGGTTTCCCGGTCGGCACGCAACCGGGCCAGTTCGGCGGCGGCTTCGGAATGCCGGTCGGCAAGGTCGAACAGATCGGCTTGCAGCTTGGCCCGCGCCTCGATCCAGCGGGCATCGGCTGCAGCGCCGCCCTGCCGATAGACCCAGCCATGCGACAAGGCCAAAACCGCAAGACTTGCGGCGACAGCGATGGCGCGGAAAGGGATCACGGATACGCCTTCCAGGTCAGCTGCCAGTGCGGACCATCGGGGAAGCTTTTCCAATCGCCCCCCCATTCAATGACGACCCCCAGCTCTGCAGCTGCAGCCTTGACGATGGGGGCCAGTTTCCTGATCAGCGGCCAGTTGAACAGCTCCTCAGTCTCCAGCTTGCCATCGCGGTCAAGATCGACCAGCGGCACAATGTCGACCGCATGGGAAAGACCGTTCTTCGGGTTGGGCAGGTGGCGGCTGTTCATCGTCTTCGATGCGCCGATGCGCACCAGCTCGCGCTGGCGTTCGACTGTGCGCAGCCCGTCGATCACGCGGAAAGGGAAGGGGGCGCGCTGCAAGGCGAGTTCCATCACCTTGATCAGATCGGGGTGCACCCCTTGCAGTCGGGCGGTGCTGGTCTTGTCCCAGGTGCGGGTGGTCATGGTGCTCTCTCCTCTGTCTGTGCAGGCACGGGAAGATCGACCCGGCTGACATGGGGCTCATTGCGCAGGTCGCGGTGCGTCAGGACTGCAGCGATCAGGCAGGCGATCAGGATCACCGCATAGCCCCGGTTGCGGCTGACGGTGTCCTTAAGACTGTCCATCGCCAGGCCCCCCAAGCCGCTGGCGGATCAGATCCTTGATGAACGCACGGTCGGCGATCAGCGCGGTCGCCACGTCCAGAACGATCATCCCGAACGCCATGATGGCGACCGTGGCGATGGTCTCGGTCGCGCCGAAACGGGCGGCAAGGTCCTGGGACAACCCAAGGGCCAGCGCCGCGCTGGCAAGGGTCTTGCCGGTGCGCTTCAGGATCGGCTGGCGCTCGGCATCGCGGGTCGCGACATACAGGATCATCCCCAGCAGGACGAACCAGTATTCGGGGGGCTTGTTCAGCAAGGCTGGTGTCCTTTCCGGATTGCAAAAGAAAGCCCGCCCCGGTCAGGGGTCAGGCGGCTGTGGCCAGCAGGCCGCGTCAGGACAGGCTGTCGCCGGTCCGAACCGGGATGAAGCCGACATTCGGGAATGTCTGCACCCCGCCGTCGGCATAGGTGACCTCGAATTCCGCCTCGAACGCACCCGCCGCCGCGTTGCGGGCTGCGGTGGAAAACTGCGTTGCCATAGGTATGATCCTTCATGCGCCCGGGGGCGGTTTTGCGTTGCGGCGCTGGGGCCGGGGTCAGGTGATGGTGTAGAAACCGGCTGGGTTCGAGACCATTGAATGCTCCGCCGCCAGCCAGTCGGCGGACAGCACGCCGGGGTAGATGTAGGCAAAGGCGATATCGCCGTCGAAGTTCTCGTAATTCGACGTGTCATCGCTCCCCACCGTGAAGGCGGTGAAGCCTGCATCGCGGGCGGTGATTCCAGACTGCGTGGCCTTGGACACACCGTCGATATAGAGTTCGCGGTTGGTGCCGTTGTAGACGCAGGCCACCCGGTTGAAGGCCGAGGTTGTCGAATTGACAGGGCTACCGGGGGTGAGCCATGTGTTGATGTTGTCCCAAAGCTGGATCGGATAGTTCCCGCTGACCAGACGGTGCACCAGCGTGACTCGGTCGTTTGTCGCGCCGGACGAAAAGTCCCGGAAGCTTGCGAGCGCGGACTGCTGACCCGCTGACCTCTTGGCGCTGACTGCCATCGTGAACGTGGTCGTGCCGGTCAGGCCTGTTGCTTCGAAGTAGCTGTTATTCCCGCCATACTTCGCGCCACCGCCGCCGAAATCGTGGTTGGCTGGACGCGCGTAGATCATGTAGGAGTTTGCGCTGGAAGGGTCGACCAGGACCGCCAGGCCGTCCTTGTAGACGCAGATGCCTTCATAGTTCCCGCTGACCGATGTCGAGTTGCTGTCGCTGTACTGGATCGGGCAGTCGTTGATGTCGGCTGTGCCGTCAGGTTTGACCCGCAGGACTTCGCTGCGCGTGTCGTCGGTGATCCAGTAGTGTCCGCGCCACCATTCGATGCCCTGCGCCGCGTCGGTCATGTTGCCGCTCGACAGGGTAAGGCTGATCGAGCCGTCGGCTGCGATAGCCCCGGTCGAAAGGTCCAAGGCAAACTTGCGCAGTGCGGTGAAGGTGTTCCAGTTGCAGGTCACCAGTCGCTGCAGTTCAGGGTTCCAGCAAACCCCGCTGATATCGTCCTGCGTGGCCGTGACGTTGGTCGCCGCGACCAGAGCCAAGGTGGTCCTGTCGAAGACGGCCAGGGCGCAGAGTGTGTCGCTTGGATAGTTGTTGATCGGGACAATAAGCCAGTCATTCACCACGCACAGGTCGCAGGCGTGGCCCAGCGTCGCCATGCCCAGCAGAGTTTCGACATCGCCGCTGGGGTTCGTGTTGCTGGTCAGCAGGCTTCCGCTGGCGTCATAGCGGCGCAGCACGTTGTTGTCGCTGGTGTAGACCTCACCCGATGCCTCGTGCCAGGTGATGCCCTGGTGCGGATCGGCGGCAAAGGTCATTTCCGGGTTGCCGACGTTCAGGAAGGTGACAACGTCAGTCGTGGCCGGGAAGACCCGTGTCGTCGATGCCCGATCGTCGGTGTTTTCGCCGCCGAGGAAAACGGACTTGTAGGCCGACCAGACCGCTTGGCTGCCATAGGTCGCGTCCCGCGCCTCGCGGGTCTGAGTGCTGGCCCCGAGTTCCAGAATGAAGTTGGCACCGCCCGCTGCGGTGATGCTGGGCACCTTGACCCACAGCGTCCCTGTCTGGGCAATCTTGTTTATCACCGCGATGTCGAGCGGGTATTGCGCGCCACCGGCACTGGCACGAGCGCGGATGTTGCCGCCATCTGCCCGGACGTTCGTCGAGAAACCTGATGGCATGAGGGAAAGATCGACCATCACGGGAAAATCTGTCAGGGTCGAAGCGACCTCACCCGCACCGATGGCAACAGTGAAAGACGCCAAGGGCGCGCCCCCAACCACTTCGACCTCCCCCGTGAAGCTGATCGCCAGCACGTCATTCTTCTCTGCCGCGACGGCATACCAGTAGGACAGCCCGTCAACCGCCGTGGTGTCGTCATAGGTCAGGGTATCGGCGGGCAGCGTGGCCAGGACGGCGGGCAGGGTGGTCGCATCAAAGGCGCTGGTGGCGCGGTAGATGCGAATCTCATCTTCCTGGGCCGCTCCCGAATTGGGGTCGGTCCAGGTCAAGCGGACGGTTGCCATCACAGCACCTCGAATTCAAGATCGCCGGGCGGCAGCAGCACCAGCATGGTCAGGGCCGGGCTTTGCCAGGATTCGTAGCCGTCCCGCACGGACGTGACGCGGAACCGGACCCGCACCGTGCCCGCAGGAAGGACGGTGCTGTCGTCCCAGTCATGCGTGGTGACGGCGCCCACGTTGGTGTCGGTCACGGTCGAAATGACATCGCCCGCGCCGTCCAGCGCATCGGCGCGGAACCGATAGGTCGTGCCAGCCTCGGGGCCGATGTCCAGGTCGTCGTGATCCTCGGCCACCGGGGTGGTCTGCAGCGTCCGGTCACGGTGCGCCCAGGTCAGCACGGCGTCGGCGGTGAACTGGTCCTGCGCGTAAGCACCGTTCAGCTTGAACCGGCCCGGGGGATAGGGGCGGATCGCGCGGCTGTCGAAGGTCACGGTGTCCACGGGCGCGGCCGCCAGCGACAGGATCGCGCTGGCCGTCCGGGGCAGCAACTTCACATCGACGGATTCGCCGTCAAGGTAATCGGTGTCCAGGGGCGTGCCCTGGTTGATGAACAGGACCGTGGCCCCGTTTGCGTGACGCTGCGGCACCGTGTCGACGCAGCCGCGACCGATGGTCATCAGAATCGCGCCCGCATCCTCGACCATGTCATCGACGCGCAGGATCTCGGACCCGATGACTGCCAGCTGGCCTGCCGTCACCGATGCCAGGCCGTCATTCGCCGCGATCCGGACGGTCAGGGCATCGCCTTCGCCGGCAAAATCCTCCACCGTGGTGGTGACGGGGACAAAGCCGATGGTGCCATCATCCGTCCAGCCGCCGCCGGTGTCGACACCCACGGTCGCCTCCAGATGCCGGGCGTTCGGCGCGGCGGCAGCTACCATCACGCGGCCCGTGCCGGGTTCAGTCGCCAGCGCGTCGTCTACCGCATCTTCGCCCGCGTCCAGGGCAAGGATGTAATACGGCGCTTCCTCGACCAGGCGGACCGTTGCGGGCTTGGCGCGATCATCGGTGACCACGACCGGGGGCGGGGGCAGGGTGATCCCGTCGCTCAGGTCGAAACTGTGTTCCACCACCTTCAGCCAGGCCGATGCGTCGACACCCCCGGCGTGGCGCAGCTCGGTGATCCGCACCGCCACATCTCCGACAACCGGGTTCGGCGAACTCAGCCGCATGATGGACGACAGTTCGAAATCCGCAGGCAGATAGGCCAGCGGCAGGTCCCCCGCCAGCAGCGGCGTGCCGCCAGCGGTCATGTCACGGATGCACAGCCGGTCGGCCAGGGTGGCGATGGACACGAACGGATAGCGCGCATCCTGCCCCTTGTTCGTGCGCCCCGCAGCCCGAACCGCAACCGGGTTGGAATGCGTCACCGACGCGGTCTTGCCATTGGTGCGCTCGGTGTAGATCACCGTCAGCTTGTTTGGCAGTTCCCGCTGTTTGGGGCGGCGCAGCTTCGACCAGTCCTTGACGACCGTGCCATCCAGCACCGGCAGATCGTCAAAGTCGAAATCGTCGCGGACCCGCTTGTGTTCCCACTTGCCGGTCTTGCGGCTTTTGAAGGTGACGGCGTCGCAATGCCGGTCGATCTCCATCCGGTCCTTGATGTTCGCTTCGGCCCCGCCAAAGACGACTGACAGGCCGAACCCTTCGGACAGATAGGCATCGGCGGCCACGGCAAAGCTGTCGCCGATCTCGTCCGCCGTCGCGGTCCCGCCGCGCATCGGGTCGATCAACAGGCAGCGCTGCAGATGCGCGGGGTTCAGGTCCACCCAGGCCCGGAACGCCGACAGCAGGGCGACCCGCAATTCTGCCGGGTTGGAACTCGGCACGACAGGCACGCCGTCGCGCGGGGTGTTGTCGATCTTCTCCGTCTCGGTCGTATCGGTGTCGTCGATGTTGAAGGCAAAGACCTCGACCCCGCCGATTGCGGCGATGGTGGCAGCCGCCAGTTCCGGCGTGCCGGGCACGGGCGCACCATCCGTGGTGAAGACGATGATCCGCCGCTTGCGCTGGCTGACCGCCCCACCCCCGAACAACCCGCCGATGCTGTTGGCGAAATCGCCGCGGTTGAAATCCCGCTCCAGCGCGTCGTCATCGGTGAAGAAATCGGCCGCTTGCGCCACGGCGGCGTTCCAGTCGCCCCCGGTGACCAGCGTGGTGTAATCCTCGATCCAGGATGCCACGTCCTCATAATCTTCATCGGTGCAGTCCAGTCGTTCGATGCTGGCATTGATCCCGGCAGAATAGGCGACCACCTTAAGGGAGTTCGTCTTGCCGACCATACTGCGCACAAAGGCCGCCAGGGCCGTGCCCTGCGTCGCAAGCGGCGCACCGGCCATGGACAGCGACACATCCATTGCGATGTAGATTGCGGCGGTGTTGACCACGCCTTCGACATCAACGACGCATTTGTCCGGCAGCCAGCCCTTGTGGATATCTTCGACATTGCACAGCTTGATGTCGATCGACGGCAGGCGGGCCGAATTCGCGTTGAAATAGGGGCGCTGGAACACCATCGACATCACGCCGTAAAATGCCGGGGTGAAGGCCCCGAAGATGCCTTGCAGATAGGTGTTCACCGTCTGGGTCGTCTTGCCCAGCATGACGGCGATGCGCCCGGAAAACCCGCCCTCGCGTTCATCGCCGCCAAAGGCTTCCTTGTCGTTGATGTCGATGAACCCGTCACCCTGATCGCCTTCCCAGACCACCTTGTCGGCCATGCGGATCGCCAGCACGGCGTCGGCCTTGCGGGCAGGGATCAGGTGGACGCCGTAGAAATAGCGGTTGCCGACCTTGGGCTTTTTCGGGCTACCCATTCGCGGCACCCTCGGTCGCGGTGATGCGGGCGCGGGCGATCACCTCCAGCCGGGCGATCAGGTCCAGGTGCTGGCCGGGCGCGCGCATTTCTTCCGGGGTCAAGCCTTCGGTCTTGAATCGGTTCCAGTCCAGACCGAAGCGTTCAAAGAACTTGGTGCGCATCCCGTCGCAGACATAGGCCCCGCCACCCCGATGCTTGCAATCCGCGCGAGTGATCCTGATCTCGGTCATTTCTTCTTCTGCTTTTTGTAGATTCCTTTGGACCGGAAATCCCCGGCCCAGGCCACGACCGACGCGGGCTGCCAGATGGTGCCCCCGAAATCCATGTAGCGGTCACCATCGTTCGACTGCGGAATCGCAAAGTCCTTGAACTCGGCAGCCTTCGGACCGGGCGGCGGTTTGTAAAACAGGCTGGCCGCGAACTGCAGCACCAGGCCCAGGACCAGACGCCAGAACATCAGGCGATGCTCCGGCCATCAAACGGCGTCTCGCCCCGGACCATGCCGGGGTTGCCGCCAAAGAACAGGACGTTGTCGAACCGTTCGACGCAGGTCGCGATCTTCTTGTCGCAGCCCGGCGCGATCAGCACGTCAACCGGGTCCAGCGCCACGGCGGCCGCCAGCCCAGGCACCACGCGGTCAAGGGTCAGGGCCGTGCCGACATGCGCGGCGATCAGATACTCGCGCCCGGCGTATTCCAGGATCCCCAGACGATAGGTGCCATCGGGCTGCAGCGCGGCCAGCGGCACGGTCAGCACCTTTGCCGTCACGGCGGTGACCGGCGCGGTCTGTTGCCAATCGGCCAGGTCCAGCGTGCAGCCCGTGCCGTCCGCTTCAGTGAAATAGTGGTTGTGGCGACAGTCGATGGACGCGACCTGCGCCGCACTGGCCCGGTCCATTTCCGTCAAGGCATCTTCGCAGATCAGCCGCGACAGCACCTTGCCGGGTTCGATCCCGGTCACGCGCCCGGAAAACCGCAGAACATACTCTTCGTCGGGGTCGCCCAGATAGGTCACCCAGATCGTGACGGTGATCTCCTCGGGTTCGTCCCAGGCCTGCGCCGCGACCATGGCGGGATGCGACGTGGGCAGCGACACCCAGACCTCGGACCGCGTGCTGGCCGTGGTTTCAGTGATGTCGCCCCGGTTGATCCCGGCAAAGTCGAACTGCACCCCGGTGGGGTAGGCCGCATCGGGCCGGTCTGCGCCGGACACCCAGCCCCTCACCGCACCGTTGAACGGCCAGCCGGTCAGATGGAACGTCTCGCCCGGAACCTCGATCCGGTAGACCCAGACGGCGGTCTTGCCGAAGACGCGGGCGACATAGTTTGCAAACGACATCAGGGCACCCCGACGCAAGGGGCACCCGACACCATCATCCCCGGCATGGGAAAGGTCAGGGTGATGTCATCGGTATCCAGCCGCATCCGCCGCGCGATGGACACGCGCGCGCCCGACCAGATCAGCCGCCCCGGCGCTGCCGACAGATCGCAGACCCAGTCCGCGCCGTCGACCGTCACGGCGGTGACCTTGCGATGCACCCGGGTGCCGCCATCGGCCAACGTCAGCACGCGGCCCGTCAGCAGGTCCGGCGACCAGACAGGGGCGACCAGGCGCAGGGTCAGGCTGGCGGCGGCCACGTCCCCCCGCAGGGCCAGGTCGCGGACAAAGCTGGGCAACCAGAACTCCGTCGCCCGACCGCGCAGCGCGTGCCAGAACTGCCGCCGCCGCCACAGGGCGGCCAGCCCCACGTCCGTGAAACTGATGCTCAGCCGGTGATCGACCCCGTCGCGCAGCGGCACGATGACCACGCCCCCGGGCCCTTCGTCGATGACTTGCACCGGGTGGACCATCGCCTGCTCCGTGCCCCGCGCGCTGACCGGCGCATCGTCGATCACCATCAACCCGTCGACCGTGGGCATGTCATGCGCGCCCAGATCGGTGTTGTCCTGGGTGACGAAGGTTGCGCTGCGGTCCGACAGCCCGTCGAACATCCGCGACCCGGCCAGCGGCGTGATCGCCTCGCACTGGCGCAGCGGGGCGGCCCACAGAACGGACATCGTGGTGGCGCTGTCCAGCGTGATCGTGCCCGACCCAACCGCAGAAATCCCGACCACTTCGACCGCGCCGCCTGGGCTGGCCAGGAACACCTCACCACCGGCGCGCCAATCGGCAGGACCGACCGGCAAGACGGTCGCCCCCGGCGGATAGGGCATGGCGAACTCCGTCGCTTCGCCCCAGGCAGGCACCCGGAACGGACCGGTGCGGTTGTCGTCGAACACGCCCTCAGCCTCCAGATTGTCCGCGTTGTTCAGCCGATGGGTCATCGGATAGACCGACCGCGCGTGCCGGACGGACGTCCGGCTTTCCGCCAGTTCGGCCCGCTGAATATCGGTCAGGAACGACAGGGTTTCCGAAAACGGCACAAGCGGCGCGAACCGCCACACATCGGTCATCCGGCGTATCCCAGCTTGCCGATGGCGTCCCTAAGCGCCAGTTCGCCTTCCATGGTCTGCAGCTTGTCCAGGATCAACGTGCCGTCCAGATAGACCCGGTTGATGATTTGGGTCGGTCCGCCGCCGCCTTCACTCCCACCGGCCAGCATCCGCGACGTGTCCCGTTCGTTGTAAACCCGTTCGCCGCCCTTGAAGTTGATCAGCTCCGGGCCTTCTTCACCCACCATGGCCAAACCGGCGGCGGCGCTGGCCGTGCCAGTCGCGTAGCCCGTCAGGCTGCCCAGACCCAGCCCGTCGAAGATGTTGCCGAACAACGACTTCATCGCGCTGTTGATCAGAAGCTGCGCCAGCTGCTGCAGCAGCTGCCCGACCGCCTCGCGCAGGGATGTAACGCCGGTCAGAACGTTGGTCGCGGCGGTGGCGAACATGTCGCCGACCTGCTTGCCCAGATCGCCGATCCCCTCCATCGCCCCGGCGGCGGTGTCGCTCAGCACCTTCGCGGCTTGGCCGACCAGGCCCGCGCCGGACTCGATCCCCTGGGCCATGCCCTCGGCCACGTTCACGCCATAGCCAGCGGCGACCACGGACGGCGAATTGATGCCAAGGAAATCCTTGATGCCTTGCGCGGCAGCCATACCCAGGTTCACGCCCGCGCTGTACGCCGGGCCCGTCCCGGCGTTCATGCCGCTGACCAGGCCGCCCGTGACATCTGCGCCAAGCCCGCCGCCCGCACCACCCATGGACAGCGCGTCTGAAATCGCCGTCCCGACATCGCGCGCAATCTGGATCGCGGCCTGCAGCTTGCCGACGAACGTGTCCCATTTCTGGGTGACATAGTCGATGGCGCCACCGATGGCGGACTTGACGCCTTCCCAAACCTCGGTTGCACCAGCGCGGAAGTCATTGAAGGACTGCATCAGCCCTGCAATCTTTTCCGAATAGAATTCGACGATCACCTTGCCGACATGATCGACAATAATGCCGATGTTCTCCCAGAAGCGCCGGTATTCTTCCATGCTGGGTGCATAGTTGACCCAAGCAGCCACTAGTCCGGCCACAGCTGCTGTCGCCGCGATGAACGGGATAGAAAGCGAGCTGATCGCGCCAGCCACCAGCCCAAGACCGACCAGCACTGGGCCAAGCACGATTGTCAGGCCAGCGGCCCAGGTCAGGAACTTCTGCGTGTCCGGCGACAGGTTCTGGAATGCCGCCGCGACCTCCAGCAGCCAGCCGCTCATCTCCTCCAGCACCGGGGCCAGATGGGCGGCGACGATGACGGCAAGGCCCTCTGCCGTCGTCTTCAGCTTGTCCAGGTTCTCGTTGAACCGGCCAGCGGCATCGGCGGTGTCCTGACTGATCACCAGCCCCAGCGCCGCCGCTTCGTCCATCAGCGCGGTGATGCCGTCCTTGCCCGCGTTCAGCATCGGGATCAGCTCGGCCCCGGACTTGCCGAACAGCTCCATCGCCAACGCGGTCTTTTCCGCCCCGTCCGGCATGGACTGGAACCGTTCGGCGATGTCCTTCAGCACTTCGGCCGTTGGGCGCATTTCGCCGTTGGCATCGCGGACCGACACACCCAGCGCCGCGAACTTTTGCGGCGCGTCCTTCATGCCCTTGGACAGGCGCAGCAGGCCACCCTGCAGGTCTTCAAAGCTGACGCCGGTGATCTTGGCCGCGTGCTGCAGGGCGGACAGCGCCTCGACCGGAACACCCAGCTTCTGCGCGATCTCGCCCATGTCGTCGGCGGCGTTGATCTGCCGCCGGATCGCCTCGGCCATGCCCGCCCCGACCAGCGACACCGCCCCGCCGATCAGCGCCAGCTTCTGCGCCATCTTCTGGCTCATGGCCTGAACCCGCGCAGCACCCTGCGCGAATTCAGCCGAGTCCAGGCCAAGGGTGACCCTTAGCGCCCCGACGAGAGTTTTTGCCATTCTTCCCAACTCCGTTTCGGCAGGCGCGCGGCATGGGCGCGCAGCATGGCAAGGGCGTCATCGCCCCGCACCTTGTCCGGGCCCCCGCCGATGAACTCGCGGGGGCGCGGCAGTTTCTTTGCGCGGCTAAGCGCGGCGGTGTTGTAGGAATTGTAGCGACTTGCCATCGCCTCAGCCTTCAGGCGATCCCGTGCGCCTGCCATGTGGACCATGTACAGGCGTGGGGTCAGGCCCCAGAACGCGGCAGGATCAAACCCCGCCGCGATGTAGGACTGCAGCAGCGACAGCAGGTCTAGGTCGGCTGACCTGCCGTCGCGTCGCCGTTTCCCGGCTGACCCTTGGCCTGGGGCGGCATGGCGGCGGTGATGACCGCCATCAACCCCTCCATGTCCTCGGCCAGGATGTCGCCCGCGACGTCGATGGTGGCCAGCGGATGGTGCCGCTTCAGCATCGCGTGGCAGACCTTGCGGATCAGTTTGACCGACCCGCCTTCGTCCTGCAGCGACGTCATCAGCCGGACCGGCTTCAGCCCGGTCTCTTCTTCCAGATCGGCCAGCACGTTCATGTCGAACCGCAGCGTGTAGACCTGCCCGGCAGCCTTGACGCTGCCCTCACCCAGCATCCGCGCCATCACACGCTCCCGTTGATGCGGAACCCGGCTTCGGCGGTCTGCACCCCGTTGACCGGGCTGGTGCGGCTGTACCGCTTGCAGAACCCGACATAGGTTTCCGCGACAGCGCCAGCATGGTTCGCGGTGAACTCGATCTGCACCAGCTCGCCGCTGGCCTGGATCGCGGTCAGCACGGTGTCGGTGTCGCTGCCCGCCACCCAGTTGGTCGGAATCGTGACTTCGCCGTTGTCGATCAGGCCCGCGATGAATTCCTTGGTGCGGTTCGGGCTGTCCATCGCCGTCGCTTCGTGTTCGTCGGCTTCGGCCATCGGCCATTCCACGTCCAGCACATGCTGCAGGGTCGTCCAGGTGGGGCCAGCACCAACACCGACACGGATGACCGTGCCATAGCCAATCGTTGCATCCGTCATGTCGCTCTCCAGTTCACATCGAAATCCATGCTTTGACGGAACGGTCGTTCCGCCTCGTTCGACCCGCCCTCGCGCCCGGATCGGGTCGCGGTCAGGAAGATGCCTTCAAAGAACCCGGTCGCCCCGTCGCCCCGGAACCCGTGCAGCACGGCGCGAATCTCGCGCCCCAGCGCCGCCGCCACGCCTGCCGTGTCGGCATAGGCGTCGATTTGCACCTGCACCTGTTCCAGCCCGGTCGGCCCGTCCTGCGCGATGCCCTCGCCCCCGGCGACCAAGGTCAGCACGACGCCTGGCAGGGCCACGCCTTGGGGATGCACAGCCCAGTTCACCTGAACCGCAGGCGTCAGCACAGCGCCACCGGCGGCGGCTGCCAGCAGCAGCCCGCGCAGATCATCCTCCAGTGCCATATTCTTAGCCCTTGCTCTTGCCGGACAGGCGCTTTGCACGGGCCGCTGCCCGCGCCACGACCTTGTCGATCTCAGCCCGAAGCATCGGGATAAGCGACGTGATCACGCCAGCCGACTCCTGCTTGAAGGCCGGGCGCATGTAGGGCTGCGCCGCTTGCTCCTTGGAACCGAACTCTTGGACCATGACACGGGCGTAGCGGGCGATCTTGGGAGTCGGACCCATGAAGATGGTCGCCCGTGACCCACGTTCGCCTGCGGTCAATCCACCCTTGCCTACATTTGCATCATCAGAAACCACGATGGACGTCATCAGGTCCAAGGGGGGCGTCGCGGGATCGTTCGGGGCCAAGCGTCGCGCAGTCGCAGCCATTGGCTCCATCGCCTTGATCCCGACGCGACGCAGCACCCCGGTCCCCGTCGACTTCTTCAACTCCCCAAGGCTTTTGTCGAGTTCGTCAAAACCTTCCAGCTTGATGCCGTGGAACCCGTTGTACCAACCCTTGCCGCTAAGCTTCGCCATGTCAGCCGCCCACCTTGTCGATCCGCGCCGCAGCGGTGATCTCCAGCCACTCGCGACGACCGACTTCCTTGATGCCGGTGATCTCGTATTCCCGGCCTTCGCAGACCAGCCGATCCTTGGGCGTCAGACCGGCGGCAAAGTTGGACCAGCGCACGACAAAGCGGGTGGTGACGTTGGCCTGCACCTCGGACGCACGCCAGCGTTCCCCGTCCGACAGGTCGCGCCTGGACGCCCAGACCGGCGTGCCATGGTCGGCAAAGACCGGCACCTTGGACATGCCGTCATCCACCAGGCTGGACCGGAGGAATTGCACCCGCCGATCCAGATCACCCGCTGCGGTCATGATCAGGCCGCCCCTACCTACGCCGAACGGCCGATGATCACGATCTGATAGTCCGCAGCCGCGCCGCTGGCATTGGCCACGCGCAGGATATCCGACGCACCCGCCCCGGCAGTGCCAAGACCCGCCGCGCCCGCTGCGGCGATCAGGAACATGCCGCCCGGCGGAATGACGATCTGGTCGCCAGCCGTGCCCCAGATCCCGGCAAAGGGGTTGGTCCCGCCGCCGATGGTCAGGGCCGTGGTGTTCGCCGTGCCATCCGCCGCTGCGTTGACGATGGCGATGGCGACGATCTCCGCGATGTTCAGGGTCGCGCCGAACGCATCCGCCAGCACACCGCGCAGGTCGATGTCGTCGTTCGTCGCACTGGCGACCGCGCGTTCCTCGGCATAGACCAGATCGGCCTGGTTGACCCCGGTCCCATTGGCCAGCGCCAGCGCCGCCGAAACCACAGGGGTGAACTTCTGCGACGCCAGGCCATTTGCCCCCAGCTGCGTCGCCTCGACCCGCAATTGCACCTTCGCTGTCAGCGTCATGTCCGTCCCTTTCCGATGATGTGAGTGTTTGACCCAGCGCCCGGCCTAGACCAGCCCGACGCGGTAGGGGGCGATCAGCGCCTTGACCGGCGCAGGAATGTCGTCCGTTCCGCCCTCACGGTGCTGGTACCAGTGCCCGACCAGCATCAGCGCCGCGACCTTCAGGGGCTGCGGAGCTTCCGCAAATCCGTATTCCGCGCTGACCGTCACCGCGTCGTCACGACCCGCCAGCACCTCGGGCGCGGCGAAGTCGCTGGCAAAGGTCAGATGCCCCGCCCCGTTGATCGTCCGCACCCGGTAATCCGCCGCGTCGACGGTCTGCGCATCGCCGCCCGAATCCAGATAGGACACCACCGCCGACCGCACATCCGGGAAGGGCAGGCGCATGGACTGAAGCGCATCGGTCCGGATGACCCAGGTCTGTGGCAGGATGCAGCGACCAAGCACACCGTTCCAGCCGTCCATCCAGCCGACAGCCGCCGCGATCAACCCGGTGATCAGGTTGGCATCGTCAGACGCATCAACCCGAAGATGCAGCGCAGCCTCCCCCAGCGACAGCAAAGCCGCTGGAGGGGTAACCAGTGCGGGCGTGATCATCAGCCCGCCTTGCCGTCCGACTCAGCCTTCGCCTTGCCCTTGGGTTCCGGCTTGACCTCTTCGACCTTGCCAAGGCCCTTGGCGCGCTCCAGCAACTCTCCGGTCAATTCGGTTCCGGCGACGAACTGCACGGGATAGATTTCCCCGGCAGGCACGGCCAACCAGTCCGCTTTCAACTTGAATGCCATGTGTCAGCCCCTTGCTGATATGTGAAGCGGGGGCCAGTTTCCCAGCCCCTGCTTGTCCCTCGATCCGTCCGGCTTCAGCCGGATCAGGTGGCGGCGATGTTCGCGGCGGCGTCACCCTTCGGGGCATAGCGCGGACCCTGCAGGATCCACATGCCGTTGACGATGGCGTTGGAAGCAGTCGACCCGGTGACCACCGCGCGAACATACTTCTTGTTGCCGCGATAACCGATGCTGCCGATGGCGACGCTGTCCTTGGTGTCCAGCACCACGGTCAGTTCCGTCTCCAGCCCGATCAGGTCGGCGTCGGCGACAGCGGTGAAATCGGCGTCCGCCGTGGTGTCGCTTTCCTGAATCTGCGTGGTAAACCCGGTCGCGTCCCCAGCGTCGGTGACGGCCCCGGTCTGCAAAGCGAACGTGGCGAACTGATAGTCCGTCACATCGACGATGTTGCCCTTGGACGGGGTCGCGCCCGAAAGGGTCGCGGAAATCCCGAAGGCGACGGTCGTATCCGACCGCATGTCCTTAAGATGCATGGCTTTGCTCCTTCTGCCCTGCGTTGCGTGTCTGTCGCCGTCAGGCGGCAGGAATGACAAACGCCGCCCCGGTCAGGGGCGGCGTGAAAGGTCAGGTCAGATCGTCAGATCAGCTGGCGCCGAACTTCAGGAACTTGATCGCGTCAAAGTCGGTGACGCCGCCCCCCAGCCGTTTGGTGGTGTAGAACAGGATGTGCGGCTTGGCACTGAACGGGTCGCGCAGAACGCTCAGCCCGGTCCCCTCCGCGATGGTGTAGCCCGACATGAAGTCGCCGACTGCAATCGCCATGGCGTTGGACGCGATGGCGGGCATGTCGTCGGCGGCATAGGCCGGGCGGCCCATGATGGTGCGGACCAACGTGCCGTCGCCGTTCAGCATCTCGCGCAGCAGGAACGCGCCGTCGCCGTCCTTCAGCACCGCGACGTCTGCCATGCTGCTGTTCTTCATCATCCAGGACGCATTGACCATGTACTGCGCCTGAAGGTCATAGAACAGCTTGACCAGCGCATCGGCCGCATTCGGCGACGCGGCAAAGGCCCCATCCGCCCCGGTCGCCCGGTACTGCAGCGTTTCCACCGCGCGGCTGTCATCGGCGGTCGACGCCGTCGAATAGGACAGGAACCCCTTGGGACGGTTCAGGCCCGAACCCGAAACGAAGGCGGTGGCCTCGGCCCGCGCAAAGCGGTCGGCGACGTAGCCCGTCAGCCAGCCCTCGACATCGAACGACGCGGTATCCAGCAGGCGCTGCGAAACCTTCGGCATGGCCGACAGTTCATGCAGCGCGATGCTGATCCGGTTGATGGTCGGCGTGTCGGTTTCCGTCCGGGTCTGGGTTTCGCCCGCCCAGCTGAAACCCGCATCGCCGCGCTCGACCAGGATGTCATAGCTGCCGTTGCCGTCCAGGTTCACAACCCGCGCCACCTCACGCACCGGGCTGGTGCGCCGCAGCCGCTTCTGGATTCCGGCCGCCAGTTCCGGCGGTGCCAGATAGCCCCCGTCGCCACTGACCTGCGTCGACATCGCCTTGTGTTCCGGACCGGGCTCGGCACCCTTGCGCACATAGGCGTCGAACGCCTTGGCCTCGGGGGTGTCCAGCTTGCCAGCACCCGGCGCGCCGGGACGATTGCCCTTGACCTCGACCTCGTCGATGCGGGCTTTCAGATCGGCCTGCAGCTTGTCCGACTTGGTGAACTGTTCGGCCAGATCGTCCTTCATCTTCTTCAGGGTATCCTGATCGACAAAGTCCGCCGACTTCTTGGCGATCTCTTCGGCCTTGTCCTTCGCCGCCTGTGCGACACGCTGGGTGTCGTCGAACAGCTTCTTGATCTCTTCAACGTCCGCCATGGGACTATCCTTTCATGAGTTTCACTTGGCGCATGTACCGCGCCAGGTCAGACAGATCGCCCTCGTCGCCAGCGTCCTGCATGGCCTTGATGGCTTCAAACCCGCCAGCCATCAGCTGGCGTGCGATGGAACGGGGCAGCTCAGCGTCCTGCGTAAGCCGCCGTTCCAATTCCCTGCGGCTCAGACCCTCGGTCTTGACCGCATCGACACGGGCCTTCCCGTTGGCCGGGAAGGTGACCACTGACAGCTCAACCAGCTCCACCTGCTTCAGCGTGCGGCGGGGTTCCTCGGGCTTCGTGCCGATGATGAATTCCTTGGCGCGGTAGCCGATGGACATGCCGTCCAGCACGCCCTCGCGCATTGCGCCGTAAATCTGCTTGCCGCGCTCTGTGTCCAGGTTGATCAGACGACCCGTGACCCGCAGGCCGGTGTCATCCTCTTCCATGGCTTCCCATTTTCCGATGGGCAGGGCATCCATGTCAGTCATCATCCAGCCGCCGTGTTGCACCAGCATGGGCGGCAGGGACCCAGCCTTCTTCCAGTCGCGCAGCGTGGCCTTGAACGCACCCTTGGCGACCACGTCGCCGTAGCTGTCCACGTTGCCAAAGACAGCGCCGTACCCCTCGAAGGTGCCGGACTTCTGGTCAACGCCTGCCGCGTCGAACTTGACTTCAAACCGCTGCATCATCGTCCCCCTCGGGCGTGTCGCCCGGCTGGTTGCTGTCGTCGTCATCGGGCTTCTTCGGATCGGCTCCCTGTGCGGGTGCTGCCGGGGTCGCGCCCTGCGACAGTTCCGCTGCCTTGCCGCCCATCGGGTTCAACCCGACTTCGGCCCGCACTTCGTCCTGCGTCATCCACGCCGGGCTGCCGCCAGACCCCAACGCCTTGGCGTAGTACGCCGCCTGGTCCTTGAAATCGCCGCGCAGCAGGTTCCGTTCATCCAGATCGACCTTCAGCAGATCGTCCAGCGCCAGCACGTCCCGGTGCGCCGCGTCCTCGAACCGCGCGATCCACGGCCCCAGGGTGTGGATCACATGGTTGCGGAACATCTGTTCCGCGCTGGCAAAGGTCGCCGCCTTGTCCGACTGCATCAGCATGATTGGCATGACCCGGAAGGCGCGGGCGACTTCCTCGATCTGCATCCGCCGCGTTTCGATGTACTGCGCATCGACCGATGTCATGGTCATCGACTGGAACGATGCTTCCTGATCGATGATGGCGATGCCGCCCTGACCGCCCGGCCCGAACTTTTCTTCCCAAGTCGTCTTCAGGTTGTCGCGGGCTTCCTTCGACAGACCCGCACTCATCGTCAGCACGCCAGACGGCTTGCCGCCATTGCCTGCCAGCCGCGCTTGCTGGGCCTCCAGCGACTGACTCAGCCCGATGGCCTGACGTGCCTGCCGGATCACCGGCAGCGCGGTGAACCCGTCCAGCGACGGGCCGCGCAGATAGAACACCTGGTCGCGGGTAAAGTAGGCATGGGTCTTGTCGGAATGGTCCACCCGGATCCGCAGCGACCAGTCGGGCAGCTGCTCCACAGTCCAGGACCCGGCCGGAACCGGCAGCAGTTCCTTCACCTCGCCCCGGATCACGTTCTTGATCGCGATGGCCCCACCTGCCAGAACAGCGTTGAACACCATGCCCTCGCGGAACTCATAGCTGGTCTGCCAGCCGTTCGGCTTTACCGCCAGCAGCCGGTGCGCCCAGTGATCACGCTCCACCAGCAGCGTGCCGGTCGCAGCGCCCGGCGCGAACTGTTCCCGCACCACCCGGCACGGCATCTGCGCGATCCCCTCGGCGATCACGCGGGCGGCGCAGAAGACAGCGGTCACCTCAATAGCGTTCCGCATCGTGACCGGCTGGCCGCTGGAGGTGCGGTAGCCCAGCCATTCCATCATGCCGCCCAGCTGTTCCAGCGTGACGACCTGTGCTTTCTTGAACCAGCCCAGCATCAAAGCACCATCATCGGTTCAGAATCCAT